ATGTAATTGACTTTCTGCAAAATCTAATGCAATGTTTTCTATTTCTTTAACTGCCTTTGCAAACTCTTGATCTTCTTTTAACCACTTGTAATATGTGCTTCTTGGTATGTCTGCCTGTTTGCATGCTACAGTTACAACACCTAAACTGTTCTCTAATGCTTTTAATATTGTTTCTTTTTTTATGTGTCTACTTTTGTTCATAATTTATATTTTGAGCGAGTAGGTGGAATTGCACCCCTTCTCTAGTCTGGAATGACTAGCACATTACTCTTTATGCTTTACTCGCATTTTTAGGGTAAGGTTTTTTAAATTCTAAACACATATCTTTTAATTTTTTTGTTAAAGGATATACGTATTTCCTTTTGCCTTTTGTTATATATTTTTCTGCATTTGCATCAATATATTTTCTTACACTTTCTAAATTTTGTTTTACTCCTTTTCCATATATAGTTTTGTTATGTACTTTTTTTCCTTTTATTAAAAAACCTGAAACTCTTCCTTTGTTAAATTCACCTTCATATATCCAATTTGTTGCTTGATATATTATGCCTGCGTGGTCTTGGTCAATATCAGCATAACTGATTATAATTTTACATAAAGGTAAATTTTTTTTTATTAATTTTAAACTTAATGAAAGTGCTTTGCTAGTACTTTCTTGTTTTCCGTTTAATGCCATTCTGACTAATTCTATTGCTTGACCTTGTTTTAAATTATATGGTTTAGCTAATTCTAAATTTGCACCTGTTCCATATAAAATAACTCCACACCATTCATTTTTTTTATTAAATACTGAATATCCAAATACATTAACAGGCACACTTTTCGCATAATGAAATTTAATACAAGCATATTTAATTGCTTTATATGATGCTTTTTTTAATATCATAATTCACCTGCACTTACTGAATAAATTGCTTTATTATATTTATTTACTATTTGTGCAATTTCTTTTTCTGCATTTTGCAAATCATTAATATTAGCAAATGTTATTTTTATTACAAATGGTTTGTTTTTATTTTCTTCAGTTAATTCATCAAATAAAGGTTCTTCTAAATCATCTTCATTTTGCCAAACATCTAAACCCCATTCAGAAAGCTGAACACTATTCCATTCATTACTTAAAATATCCCACTCCCATTCTCCAAATCCTACATTATCTTTTATTATAAATTCTTGCTTTTGTTCTATTGTTAACCCTTTTGCAATTTTTATTGGCACTTCTTTTAAACCTGCTTCTATACATGCTTTATGCCTCATATTACCACCTAGTATTAAATTGTTTTCATCAACAACAATAGGTCGCAATTCTAACATCTCAGGAAATTCTTTTATTGACTTTACTAATTTTTTAAACTTATTATCCTTAATAATACGTGGATTTTTTAAATTAGATTGTATTGAGTTTATTTTTACTTTCATGTTATATATATAGAATTTAATTGTTTTTATTTAAAGTCCTCATGCACACCACGTTCTCCTATAAGTTTTTCTTTTGTGCTATCCCATAGGTAGTCTCCTTTTTTTTTCTTACTTAAAGATGCTTCTGTTCTTTTGATTTTAGGCATACCTTCTGCTGGTTCACTATCCATATATTTGCCACATTCACACAATGCCTGTACTGCCCTAAACTTACCTTGAATATATTTTAAAGTAACTCTACCTATTTCCTTGGTATTTCCACACTCACAAATGTATAGTGTCATTCTGCCAATGCTCCAGTAGTTATTTTATTTTCTTTAACTATCCTATCTAATTCAAAGTGCAAATGGTTTATAGCTTTCCTAATATCTTGCTCAGGTGGATTTCCTTCTTTTTTACCTGCTCTTAACAGATAAGTAATAGCAGTTCCTAAATTATAGCTATCTCCTTGAAAGTCCTCTACAACTTTTCTAGCTTCTATTTTATATTTCTTTCCTATGTAGTAACTAGGGGTTTCTTCTTTCTTTGTCATTTTCTAGTATTTTAATTAGTCCTTCTTTTGTATTTAATTTTCTTGGCCTTTTAAATGTTCTATATTCTTCAGGTGAATATATTAATTTAACCTCCCTCACTAATCCATCATCATTATATTTGACAATCCAACGGCTGGAGTGGTGGTGCTTATTTCTTTTTAAGTGTGATAAGTAACTCATATTATTTGTATTTTTCGTATAATCTTTTTATTGCATCAAAGCAGGTTGATATACAAGAACCGCAATTAGTTCCTGTTGAATAATCAGTGCCATGTATTGTGTTGTATGTTTCAATCATCCTTTTTTTTGCTGTTTGATTTTTTGCTCTACCTGTTTTTAAGTCAGGCCATAGGTCTATTATTTCATTTATTATTTCCTGTGGCAGATCATCAGGTGTATGTGTTTTTGTGGTTTTTTCCCATTTTCCTTGACCACACCCCATTGGTGCTAAACGTGCCTTGATTTTCATAAAACAACCGCAATCCTTACAAGTGCCCGTTGGTTTAAAATAATAAATACAAGACTTACATATCTCTATCCTGTCTTGATATATTTCGTCTGCTACAAAAAATTTCATTTTCTTTTTCTGATAACTTTATCAGGGGCTGCAAAACCAAATTGCATTCTAAAACTATCTTTAATCTTCGGGTTGTATAATTTCATTACATTCTTTTTTTAATATTGTTCTAACTTTGTCTATGGTTGTAAATAAACTATTACGACTTATTCTTGTTTTATCTGCTAGACTATCGAGTGTGTTCCCTTCATAATAGTATAGCTTAAATAATTCCCTATCATACCAATTTAATTTGTCAAGCTCATTATCTATTGTTTCTAATTTTTCCCATTGGTTTATGTCTGGTATATCTTCTGCTAAATTATATATGCTTTCATTAAAGTTATAAGACTGGAAGCGACCTATTGTGCTATCTGACACATAAGGGGTGGCTAAATTTCTGTAATACTTATCATATTTATAATAAAAGCTACTTTTTTTGCTTGTTAAAAATCTTCTTAGTGCAACTGCTCCATACTTTGTAACCCCTTCAATTCCATCTTTGTCATATATATTTTTGAGTGTTTTGGGATTCATTTGTAGAAAATATAACATAAGCTCCTGTACGGCATTATGTATTTTGTTTTCGTCTTTCGTTATGCCAAAAGCCATTGTTCTAAACTTATCTGTTAAACCAGCTAACTCTTTATATATTTTATTCATTTTCAACATCTAAGTCCCCTATCTTTATAACTGTTTCCTGCAACATTCCATCCAGCACTAATTTATATGCCCTAACTGTAGCAGCATTTTTTTTTGTTTCTATCGCTGCAAAAAAACCATTAGTGGCAACAGAGAGATTTATTGGTATCACCATTAGCCAGTCATAGAAATTTCCATTTGTTCTATAATTGTTGTGATACTCCATTATGATTTCTAATAAATCTAAATAATTATTGTATTTGCTTTTGGTACTAACATCCTCTACAAATTGTTTACATGCCTCAATATACGGTTCCATAAGGCATTTATGTTCATGACTTGCATAAATAGGAATTGTCATGACGCAAGTATATAAAAATTATTTATTCAATTCCTTTCTCTTTTTTTAAGTTTTCAACAGCCGATTTGTAATAACTGATTTTTTCTTCATAATCTGCTCTAGTAAACTTTTGTGTTTGTTTGGATTTGATTTGTAATTTTTCAGCAGTTCCCTCTCCGTATTGAGCATCTAAATTTATTCCGAATTGATACTGCCTTCCCTGAGCAAAAAGATTATCTGCAACTGATTGTGCCTGTACGTTGATCTCGCACCACCGAGTTGATAGGCATTTTCTTGACATGAAGTGACCTGCGTGAATACTCTTGTAGTGATAATATTTGCCTGAAGTGAAACACTTTACGAACCCCAAATCATCACAATCTCTAAGCCGAATAAAAAGACTAAACCATTTGTCTAGTTCTTTTTTTAATTTACTTATGGATTTCAATATTAATGTGTGAGTGAATATTTACTAAATGATACTGACTCATTATATCTATTTTTACTGCTTACAAATTCACTTTTAATATTATATCCTTGATCTTTTAATTCACAAATCCTAGATGTTAATCTCATGATGCCATATTCTTTCATGGCTTCTAGTGCTGTGATAGATCCTTTGTCTTTTAAGTGTCTGATAATTCTGTCTTTTTGTGTTAATGGTTTCATTGTTTTCATTTTAATAGTTTTATTGGTGGTTGATAAAAAGGTATATTTTTTTGATTTAATTTCTCTGTTTGATATATAGCTTCTGATATTGTTTTCTTATGACTATACACCCATTTAAAAAAGGTTCTGATATTTAAAAAGGGTTCATCTTTACCAAAACGAACTCCTTGATGAAAAGCATCTTGTATCTGATTGAATGTCAGGTTTTTAAATCTATTTTCTTTTTGCAAATCTTCTGCAAATATTTTACTTAATGTAGCCATTGTTTGAGGATCAGGCTTTTGTCCTATTTCAACTGATGTCTTTGCAATTAAATCTAAAACCTTTGCAGTTAATTCTTGTATGTTTTCTTGACTTACTGTTTTCATATTAATTTTTTAGCTTCTTCCCAGGCACTTATTTGTGCATCCAATTTTGATGTCGTTGTCTTTCCCCAGTTCTTTTGATTCTTTGCCCAACGTAATAATCGTAATTTTATTTCAAATGTAGTTTGCTTTTGATATCTCATTTTCTTTTTTCCCTCTGTCCAATAGTTTATAAAATCTTCTAACATATCTTTCGGATAATCAAAAGTCATGACCTCAGTAATAAATTTTTCTTTAGTTATAGTTATGTTACTTGTAGTATTAATACTTGTAGTATTCTCTTTGATTATTTTGTAGATAGCCCTATTATCTTTTTTGATTATACCTATCTTTCTTTTAATCACCTGTTTGTTTTCATTACGCTCTACTTCTATATTTATAAATTCTAATTTATTCAAATCACTAATCCACCTGCTAACTGTATTTTTACTAACACCATACAATTTTGCAAAATAATTATTTGTTGCATAACAGTAACCTAGCTTTCCACTTAATGCAGTTATTTCTCCATACAGAAGTTTTGCGTTGGGTTTTAAGTTAGAGTATCTTACTTCAGCAGGAATAATTGCATAGTAGTTGGGTTTCTCCATTAAATAATATTTACTGTATAATGATAATTTTTCATTGCAAGTTTAATATTTTTTAATTGATTAGAAAAATCAAAGTACGTTGTTTTTATAATACAATATGATTTACCACTCATAACCTTTAGTAAGACATCATTTTTTTTTGTTTCTTTAACTCCATTTTTTAACAGATGATCTTTCATTTGTGAACCTTCTGCAAAAACCATTTTGTCAGACTGGGATTTTTTATAGGCATTGTAAACCTTGTTGTAGGCTTCTGCGTACATAGGATAGGTTTTTAAGTTTGCATCATGCACATACTCATAATGATAAACAACACATCTACTTCTATTTAATACCTTTCCTATATTCTCGTAATGTATTTCTTCTTCATTTCGTGCTATAATTGCTGCAACACATCTACCAATATGTAGGTTTTTTTTCCTGCTTTTTAATCCTAATGAATCTTTAGGTAAACCTAAAGTCTTTGTGGTTAGATCACAAATTGATTTGAAATTATATTGTTCTGTCATAATTAAAATGGCATATCATTATCATCAGTAGTTACAAAATCAGTAGCTTTAGAATCTTCTCCTTTTTTAGAGAACCAATAACCATCTATATTATGATAATACTTTCCCTTATACTCCCTAGAATAAACATTACATAAAATAGTAACATTATCCCCAACAGATAGTTTGTTCATGTTATTTATTTTATCTTCACCAAAAGCACTTATGCAAACCTGATTATTAAATTCATTATCAGTTTCTATTACTATTGATTGTCTTTGCCACGGCTTACCACTTTTACTTGTTCCAGCTTCAGCATCAAGTACCTTAATTAATTTTCCGTTAATTTCCATTTTCTTTCTTTGTTTTTTTATTAGACTTTGTTTTAATTTTTTCTAAATTATCTTCTGCTACAATATATTCATAGCCGCTGATACTTTCTACTTTACACTTAACAACACCATTCTTACTCCACTTTTTAATTAGTTTTAACTCTTTTGTTAATTCTGTGTAATAAGGGCTGTCAGTGTTTAGCTGTTTTAAATCTTTAATTTTGTACATATTTATTTATTTTAATTATTAATTTCTTTTAAAATCTTCTGCTTCGTCTTCACCAAAAACACCTAATTCATAAAATCCCGTCATTTTTAGTACCGCTCTTGACATAGCTCTTTTTTCTGCCATTTCTAATACATAATGTGAGTTAGTGTTACCATCTTTAAATGATGAACCTTTTAAAGCAGATCCAAATGTCTCAAGTGTATTTTGATCTTTTGTTGCAGTAGCTTTTACACCTGCAAAATCCTTTTCACATTTAACAACTTCGTACCAAATTTTAATATTCTCTAATGCTTGGATTTTCTCGATACCGCTACGAGTGATGATAATATAATGTTGGTGTCGAAAAACATCATCTTTAGTTAAGTTATACTTTAGATATTTTTCTTTTAATTTTTCTTTATTCATTTTATTTCTTATTAGTTAATGTTGGCTAAAAATAATAAATTTATTTTAAATCAATATTTTCATATTTTATTAATGTGTTTAGTTAGTTTTTCTTTTATATAGTTTATATCTACCCATTGAACAAATTCATAAGCATCAAACCACATACATAATTCTTCTCCGTTTTCATCTGTCCCTCCGATAGCAACTTCATTTTCATGTGCCATAAATGTATGTATGTTTAATCTTTTATGTGCATCTTCTTGTCTTAAATCAACATGTGTTTCTTCTGTTTTTTCTTCATCTAAATTTATTGGTCTCATAGTCTTATTATTAATGGTTTACAATCATTTTCTTTATATAGTTTTTCATATTCTTTTAATTTATTTTCACCTTCAAAGTCAAAGGCCTCATCTAAATTCAGCTTAGTAATTTCAATATATTTATTAAAAGCCTTATCTATCTGATCTTTTGTTCCAAATATTCTCACTCTAGGCTCTACTATTTTAACATCAATATAATCACAGCCATTCGGTTTGTATGTTTCATAGATACCATTTGGGTAAAAATAAAAATCTACACATTCTAAGCCCATCTTGTAACATCTTGATAGTGATAGTATTGAGTTTTTAATTCTACAAATAAATCAATCACCTGTTCATCAACTGATTTATTAAGTAAAAATTTTCTACTCTTAATTCCTAGCGATTGAAGTATAGCCAACAAACTACTTTTGCATTTATTTAGCCATACAGGGTTTTCTTCTAATACATCTAATATAGACACAATAGCTTCATCTTTATTAGTTGCTTCTTTCATTTTAAAAGTTGTTTTCATTTTTATTGTTTTAGTTAATATGCAACAAAAGTAAACAAAATAAATGATATAAACAAATTTTTGTCAATAAATGTGTGTGTGCTAGATAAGAGGTTTTACTACCTGTGTAGTATGTAGGTATCAAAAAGTTCTAAAAATGCCTTACAGAGCATAAGGGTAAGTATTAAAACGTATATAAGTGAAAAGATTATAACAGTAGTGAATAAGAATGTTCGTAGAATAATGAAACGCTTCATTACAGGGGCATTAATAAGTTTAAAGGGGTTTTGCCATTATTCATTACAACAGCACAACCCACAGCAGGACGTTTGCCATATTTAGCGTAAGCCATTGCGTAGGCTTTATGATTAATTCCACACCCCACCTGAGTTCCATAAACTCTAAATTTTTTACCTACGTAGTGTTCAGTGTATGCCTGGGTATGTAAATGACCTTGTACTGTATTCATCATGTCTGCTCTACATTTGGTTCTAGCCGTACCGCCTTCCCCATGAATGTATTGGACATCATCCTGCTCATATCTTTCTACAAAATCCCAGTCAGGTGTTTCTAATACTTCCTTGTAAGATTTAATCCATTTTGAAGGAATTGCAGATGTCTGTGCTTTCCTCATGATTATGCGATCATGGTTGCCGATTACGACAGTAGCCATAGGAAAAGCATTACGCCATCTAGCTATCCTTTTGATTGCGTATTCCAATTCATCAAGCCCCCCCATGCCATCCGCAGAGGTCTCATGGTAGCTGGAAAAATGGTTATCGATTACATCTCCAATGAACACCACTTCTGTGCAATTGTATTCATAATATTTGTCAATACAGAATTGTAAATAACTGTCAAGGCAAAACGGTTCATGAAGGTCTCCGATGACTAGGACATTCCTAGTCTCGGTTTCCCTCATTTTTTTTAATGCTTTAATTTCGTGTTCTTTTAACCTAAATCGGTTAGTCATTATTTTTTAATTCTGTTAGGTATAAGTTTGTCAACAAGCCACATGATCTTATTTAAGATTGAGTTGTCTGCTTCTGTTGGTGTTAACCTAACAATGATTTCAGCAATACCTAAAATTGCTAATAAAATTTCTGTCCATTCCATAGTTATCTATTTTTAATTATTAATTTAATGTTTTCGCCGCCTAAATTTATTATTTCTTTCATTAACAAATCCATAGCCAATGTTGAGTTACCAACAAAGTCCTGTTGGCGAGTTAGCCCGACCAATATGCATCCACGCGTATGTGATGGTTTATTACCCCTGTGCCAAAGTATATAGGATCGGTTCGGTACATCTAGTACCATAAGGTGCAAATAATCTCTTGTTGCACTTTCTCTAGCTAGTCTTAATCTTACTTTGTACTGCCCATCAGGAATACAAGAGATACTTCTTTGATTATCTCTATAAGGTAATTCTAAAGTATCACAAAAGATTTCACCATTTACATATAATTTACCTATTGTAGATTTATCTGTAAAGGTATCTCTAATGATTAAAAGATTAACGCCCTTGACCTCTGTATTGTTTTTTGAAGGCATTTTGTCCTTTACTTGCGTTTTTGGAGTGTGTTCCTTTTCGCTTTTTTCTAACAGATTTAAAAGCAGTGACACCAAACTTTTTAGCCATTTATTTATTTTTTTCAAATTTTACAAATTTATATACTGTAAAAGCTATTGCTAGTACCAAAGATACAAGAGTTAAAAGCTCGTTTGCCTCTGCTAATGAAAAGCCAATAGCACTTCCGTTAGCTAACCCTACTTGTAGTGTGTCTTTTAGATCGTTCATTTTTTTTATTTTTTTGCTTGCCATCCAAGTAGGATTTCAACTTAGTTATATTAATTGTTTTTGGTCTGTAGTGTTTCTTCATTATGTTAAATCAGGAGTTAAAAAATTACGTAAAGTTAATTTACTTCCCTGTTGTTTTGGTCTTTCAAGGTTCATGCCTGCATAGTATGCATTTCGGTCTGGAGATATATCTGCACCACTATTGGTGCTATATTCAGGAAAGCTGCCAAGATTATTTGTTACATACTCAATCATTCGTTCCGTATAATACTCTGCTGTATTTCTAACCTCCTCTCTTAAATGTTGTGCCTCCTCTGTGCTTAATGAAGTTCCACTTTCACTTGTTTTAGAAAAAATATTGCCATTCTCGATTTTGAATCTTAAAAATGGAACGGCATTAAAAAAAGCCCAGTTTGGTAACATGTCGCCTATATAATCATCCAATAAAGTTTTATACGCTTCATTACCAACATTACCGATAGTACCATTTTTAATTAAATCTTTTAATTTGTCATTTAATTCCGTACCTAGCTTCGGTTCTACATAAAGTTTCTGTGCTTGCCTTACATACGGAAGTAATAAGTCCGTATCGACCTGCAAGTTTATGGCTGTGCTTTCTTTCAGCTTTGCCTCTGATATAAATAATACGTATGACATAAGTTGTTGATTATCAATTAGTTATCTTGGTTCTAAAAATGCTTCATTAGGCATGTTAATTGGAGCTGTTCCAGCATCTCCCTCTGCCTTTACTTCTTTTATTAATTTATCTGTGTCTATATTATCAGGGTAGTAAACAAAATTATCATCTGTAGGGTCTGCCTGATAAACCTCTCTCAACCAAAAATGGTAACATGCTCCACCTCCTTTGTAATCCCAAATTGAATACGTATCTGCACCCCTAGGCCCGAAACCTGGATTTACCGCTTTACTACCCATATTTATAATATCACGTTTTCTATACAGCTTATCTGCTGAAATCATAGCCCTGCAAAAGTCCCTTGAACTCCCTTTTGGATTTTTTGATATTTGTGTGTATCTGTATCTTACTTTAAAAAAAGCAGTTTCACTTTTATTTAATCCATCTTCATCATCTCTAGCATTTGGATTTGCCCTACCTGTAGAAATAAAATTATATTTTTTGTTTACAATATCATTTAACCTGCCTTCAAAATCAAAATCTTCATCCTCATTTTCTACCATTTCTTGGTCTAGTAAAACATAACCATGTGGTGCATCCTCTCCAAATTCTGCAATAAATTTAGATAATTCAGTTGCTTCACTATGGCCTTCACATGCCATATAAACAGTTTCTCCTTCGTATTCATGTTCGTGATAACCTGTGCATCCTAAAGTTTTTGCATGCTCTTCAGCTTCTGCTGATGTACTAAAAACAGGTTTTCCATCAATCATACCCACCTTATTAAACTTCTTTTTTCTAGGTATTGGTTCATCAGTTCTGCACATGGCAACATCACCTGTTTCTTCTGTTTCTTGTGGTAACTCGCTAGGATCAATAGATGGTAAACCAATAAGGTCTCTAGTTTCATCTAGTGTTAAATTATTTAATACTTTGTTTGCAAGTAAAGGAGACATGGTAGAAAGAGCATCAGTCGTTTCATTTTTCTCTTTTGTTACTAATGGAGGTAACCCTAAGTCCTCACGGATTTCATCCTGTGTCATAACTTCCCTCACTGTTACAGAATCAAATTGTACTGTGATTGGTTTTAATTGTACAAATCCAACCTCCAAATCTATATTATTTACTGAGAATATAGTTTGTAAAGTATCAAGTATATTTAGTTGGAATGGTCTTACAACAGTTTGTACATAAAAATTTGCAGCGTTTATAAGCTCGTCTGTATTCGAACTGAACCCATTAGTGCTGTCAATACCCATAAGTGTCTTAGAAGTCACCCTATGAGCTGTGAGGATGTTCTGCACGAGAAGTTCTTGTAATGCTAAGTATTGTTTGTCTGCATCACTTACACTAATTGGTGTTATTTCAGGAGTTCTTGTTTTGTCGTCACTGAACGTAAGAATGAATTTACCACTGTTCTTAGCCCCAGTGAATTTCTCTTTTAAACTTCTTTCGATTTGCTGACGCTCCTCCTGTGTCGGGACGCCATTCGCAAAGGATATGAAGTAACTCCCTGAGAAGCCATTTTCTATATTCGACAAATGGAACTCTGCTACCTTCTGATCTACCAAAGCCCAGTTACAACCAGCTAAGTAATCAGGTGTGTGGTAAACGTCCATGTTAGGGCTATAAGAACCTGTATATAATAATTGACTTGCAGCCGTTCTGTCTTTTGTATTGAATGCTGCAATAGGATAAGGTTTATGTTCTCTAGGATTACTCCAGTCTGCACTAATATAGTAAGTATCAATAACACCCATTTCATTTGGTCGCCCTGCACGAACCCTTTCGACTGGAACGTGGTATATCTCAGCGATTTCTGTTTTTTCTACATTCCAAATACAATGTATTGCGTAACCTCCTTGTAGCTTAAAATCAAAAGCTAGTTTTTTAATTATCTGATGTAAACTTTCTTTGCCATTTGCATGCCTAAAAAACTTCTTTAATTTAACATACATTTCCAAATTAGTATCATCCTCCTCCTCTATGAATATATCCTCCCCTGCAATCATTTCTGCGGTAGAATTAATAATCGCTGCATGTGTCGAGCTATTATAGTAAAGGTCAATTAAGAATTGTGGATAGAGGTTTTTCCACTCCTCAGTGCCGTATTCCACGTAATCCTTTCCACGTACTTCTTGTATTATTGGAGCAGTTTGCGTTTCTAAATTGATTGAAAGTATTTTATCATTCATAATTATTATTTTATAATGTAGCTAATCTTGTATTAACATTATTGATTAAAGCAGCACTAGTCTCTGAAAATATTTGTATCTCTTTTATTGCACCCTCAAAAGGGTTAGTGTCAGTAGCCCTAACTCCTATTGCATCAATATCAGCAGTTCCTGAAAGTGTTTCTGTATCTGTTTGAGCTACTCCATTCCAATACATAGTTATTTTATCATCCCCATCCCTAGATAGCAATAAACTAGCCCAAGACCCTGTTAAAGAGCCACTATTAAGTTGCAAATCAACAGCAGTTGCATTGTCTATTTTAACTCTAATTTTGTTAGTAGAAAACACTTTTATAAATTCACCAGTAGTTGTATTGTCTCCTAATATTACTCCGCCTGTCGAATCAATATTTAACCTTATACCAATAGTAAATTGCCCAGTTAAACTAATTTGTGTGCTAGGTAGTTGTAAACTATTGTCAGCACTTGGATCAAACTCAAGAGAACCATTACTCGGCTCCCAGGTAGGCTGTTCCGTAGCTGTTGTTTGAGTCATGTGATGGTTGTTACCCGACTGATCCCTCCAGGCAGAAACAGTAGCTGGGCTAGAACCAACTAAATTCAACTCAGTTCCTTTACGATACCACGCAATTAGCCTGGGTGCTTGGTCAGTAGGCAGCCATCTAGTTGGTTCGCTTGATGGTAAACTTTGTCCTAGTCTAATAGCTAACATTATTCAGGGTCTTCGTAATAACAGATTGCCACCCCACTAGTCAAAGTGATTGCGGTCACTTGGAGAAACAAAGTCGTTCCGGCAGGGATTGTCGTGTGAAGGTTTGCTATTGCACTCCCTGTTACTGCTGTTGCATTTGTAGCTGTAATAGCAGAAATAACACTTTCTACTGGAAAGTGAATTGCATAATACTTTTTGCTAGTCATTGCAGTTGTTGCTATAACATCACATCTATTTTTTCCTAGCTGCTCTGTTAATAATTGTTGTACGTTTTCGATTGCCATTTTTTAAATTTTATTGTCCGTAATATATATAATTTGTGCCGCTTGTTTCTTCGTGCTGAGTATATTGTACCTGAGCAGTTCCCGATTTGTCAGCGACATACATTTTTCCTTTTGTTACCAGTCCTTGAACTACCCCATGAGTAGGCCCTGCAGGTAAAACATCATCTTCGTTTACAGGTGCGTTGCCTGTACTTATTGCAACAGCCCCACCTGAAGGCCATGCTACTTCAAACACTTCATATTTCCAATACCCTGAAGGTTTAAAATCTACATAACCAGTATAAACATCAGGGGTTGCATTATAAGTAAACTGCATCCTAGTGTATCTATCATAGACTAGATGTGATGTAGAATAAGCGTACTGAACTGATTTATCCATATCATTAGTAAATTTCACTAAGTATCTTATCATATCTGAAGTAACAGATGTGTCAATCCTATTATCCTCTGTCTGCAAGTATGTAGTAAGATCAGTTTCCGTGATTGCTTGTATCATACTATATAATAGAAAAACTTTGTTTTTATTTGCTTATAAACGAAAAGAGTGGCTAAAAGCCACCCTAATCAAGAAATATATGAAAACTACTAATTATTGTTATTCTTTTACGATTTCAGATAAATTCGTGAAACCTGAGTTGTCAAATGGACTAGTTGTATAATCTTCTAAGAATGCCATTGGTAACGGCTCTAGACCCGTAAGGGTGAGACTGTATCCGTTACGATCCCCGAAGCTAGCTCCAGAATCCATAGAACCTGTATTTAAGTCCATACCATTATGCATTCCCATCGCTAGGATAACATCATGGTCATTTCCATTGTCTTGGTTTAATTGAACAAAACATCTAACTTTTGTTTGTCCTAATAATTTTATTTGATTTTGATCTTCTTTAGTTAGTCGGTTAAGCATAATATTTACAGTTGGAGTGTAGAATATTGTGCCGTTTTCCGTTGATCCTGTGATAGTATCAGTTATAGATGCTACGCCAAGAGGCATAGTATATCTATAGATCTTTTTGGAGTTGAAGTCGATTGTATCGATTTCTAGTGGATGTGTTGAATCGTATGCCCAATCTGTATCTACGAAATCAGAGTACACAGAGAAATAAACGTATTTCACGCCACCAGCGATCCGTTGACAGTCGACTGACCTCCCCTTAGTAAGTGCCGTACAAGCCATAGTTTGTTATTTTTTAAGGTTAAAGGAGCAAGGGTTTTTACACCCCTGCTTCTGTTAAATTTGTTTATTACGATTGTCTTACGATATCAGCTCCTACTCCTGTTTGAACTGCACCTGAATATCTAGCTACACATCTCAAATTATCTGATCCGTCAAGGGCAGACATGTCCATGATAGCTATTCTAGGGCCTGTTCCAGTTGTTCCAAAATCAGAAACTAAATCTGTTCCCCAGTACATGTTAGATTTTTGTGCTGCAACTAACTCATTGTCATTAAGACCTGGACAAACAGCGATTTTGTAACCTTCAAAAACTGGCTCATAATCTCCGTTCATGTTGTATGCATTTACATATCCTAAAGTCGAAACTGCAGAAATATAGAAAGCATAAGTTTTGTTATTCATGTATATGTGTAAATCATCTTTTCCTAATATAGCTGGTACGTTAGCTGCCATGTCAGCAGTTAAAGTTTGTAAGTTAGCTATAATGTTAGCTGCTGTATAAGCACCTGAAGCAGATGATTGAATAACAGTTGCATCAACCCCTGGTAATAATAAACCAACTGTTGCTGCTAAAAATCCTGCTTTTAATTCTCCGTTACCATCATTACCTTGCCAAATATCAGTTTCTACTTGGTCTGCAATGATTTCACCCATATAAGCGATTACGAAATCCTCAAATGATGCTGGTGGATTTCCATAAGCTCCTGACATCTCTAACGATTCCCAAGATGATACTAATGTTTGCTTACATAAGTCAATGTTAATTTGTAACGGTTTTACCTCAAGTACCTTTTCGCTAAGCGTAAGTGTTCCGTTTCCTGTAAAATCACAAGTAGCGTTTCTAACGAAACCTGTGTTTGCTGCTGATTGAATGTTAGACTTATAACGAACGTTATTTAGTTGCGTTAAGTAATCTAATGATTTTGCTTCCTTGAGGGCTGCGTGGATATATCCTCCCGCTGCTTTCCCTGCAAAATTGGACGTTACTGCTATTGCCATAATTGTTAATTTTTATTTGTTAATATTTATTTAAATTATATAAGAATCTTTCTGTTTTAGAAAGTTTATTGTATTCTTTTTTGCTTAATACTCTTTTTTTGTCAGAGCTAAACTTATTAGTGTTTATTGGGCTACCTGCTGGAGTTGAGTTTAATTTTTCTTTCAACTCTTTATTTTCCTTTTCTAATTTAGAAAGTTTGCTGTATTCCCTTTTCTTTTTCTTCATATCCTCTTCAGTCTTTCCTTCTGATGCTTCAGCAACCTCCTCAGCTTTTTCTTGCATAACTTCTACAGCTACTTCTGCTGCTTTAGCTGCTAATTCAGGAGTTACCTCTGCTGGAGTTGCATCATCAATAGCTTCTGCAATTTCTTCAACTGCTTTCTCTACCTCCTCAACAACATCAGTTACAACCTCCTCAGTTGCCTCTTCGTCTGCCATTTCAACACTATCACCACCAATTTTAGCTTTGATGTCAGCAATAGCATCTTCTAAGTTGTCTACTTTGTCTTTTAGCTCTTCGTAAGACTTAGCCCAATCAGCTTTTTCAGCTGGACTTTCGTCCTCTTCAGCCATATCCTCTTCCGTTACAACCTCTTCCGTTTCAGTTTCCATAACTTCAGCTACAACGCCCTCCTCTTCTACTCGAAAAGTAACGCCTGCTTCTGTTTTGTAAGTTCCGATTGGTAATGGTATCGTAGTACCGTCTTCAGTCAGAACTGACACGTCAACACCTGCAGCTAATTCATCAGCAGTTGATACAAAAATAGTACCATCCTCTGACTTAGACTGCCAAGTGAATTTCTGTGCTTTGCTCAATCCCAAAGCAACTCTTATTTGTTCTTTAATGTCCATAGTTTCTTTTTTAATTAAATAGATTTATTTTAAGTTTGTTTGATTTTTGATTATCCGTATTTCTCTTTAATATACCCACAAATTTTAGGAGCTGCCTCTTTTCCGTATCTTTCAGTCTGCTCTGCTATACATTCATCCCAAGGGTATTCAGCTAATTTTTTAGTCTTAGATAACTCCTCTGCTATTTTCTCCAAATCTGTATTTAGCATTTCAGCTAGAGCTATAAGTATTTCTTTCTTACTAAACTTTTTTTGTTGCATAGCCTCGAAGCGGTCACAAAAATACCCCTCGATACTTAATCCACGTAACTCGCCATCTTTAATTTTAGACCATAATTCGTCATTATTTATCTTCATCTTGACGAACCATGTGCCGTTAGGCAGGTCGTAACCGTATAATTTAGACTTATCTTGGTCGCCTTCTTTTACCCAAGATTCAACCGTTAAAACGCCGCTTACACGGTCTTGGTGTTCGTATGTAGCTTTGTGGTGGTTGTTATGTTTTAAGTACAACTCACTAGCTTTTCTTACAGTATCAGGACTAAAATAAACATAGTATTCTGAATCCGTATTTGGATCGTATCTGAAAATTTGCTTATTAGGGATAAGTGCTGGACTAACCAACATTCTTTTTTCTTCATCTACTTTAGCAAAAGTCAAGTTGTTTTTCTCTTTTCCAAAGAAAACAAAGTCCTGTTCTATCGCTGGACTGTTTACGAGTGATATTGCATCAATAGCTAATTCCTGATTATCATCTTCGATAACTAATTCTACTATACGAGTAGTCTTTAAGTTCTCGTAATAGTCTTTATTGGCAGCTTCACATTCAGCTATTGAATCATATTCACAGCTTCCTGTTTTACCCCATTTTACTTTTCCGTTTTCACATTCTTCACAAGGCATATTATAATATATATTAATTTGTTATTCATTTGATTTTTAAATTGTAGCCCTCCTTCTAATATTGGCTAATTGGTTTTGGCTATTTGTCATTTCATCCGTAACAACGTAAGCACGTAAAGGTTCAGGGGCTTCTGCTCCTTCTAGAGTAAATGCCCCAGTCATCATTTGTGGTGATGGAGTGGTATCTGTTCCTCCTGTTTGAGGCACGGTACCTTCAGGCCCCTCACCTGCTGATATTTTTTTAATTTGTGCAGCCGAGAATGCTGCTGCCAATCCTGCTTGTATTACTGGGTATGCAGGGAATAATGCTGTAATTGGACTTTTTTGTGCACTAGTATATGCATTTAACACCGACTGCGAGCCAGTTACCAGGGCTTCTGCAATGGCTGCTTTTTTTGCTATTGCTGAACCTTCTTTAGACATGCTTGCTATTACAGCAAACCCTTGTGCAGTAGCACCTAGTTTTGCATCTAATACATCATGATCTAACTGCTTTCTCTTCTCTGCTGCATCCTCCTCAATTTCAGTTGCTAACCTTGCATATTTTTTGTTTATCTCAATTTCTAATTCTTTTCTGTTTTCAAGATCTTCTACAGCTTTAATATCAGCTTTTCTTTTTAATTCTAATTGTTCAAGTTCAAACAACTCTTCACTGCCTAATTCATCAATTCGATTTTCAGCTCTAAGACTTCTTAATTTTCGATCACCTTCTTCATCTATCTTTCTGTATTTTTCTTTGATTTCTTCTTGATCTATCAGGTATTGTTCATCTAATAACAATAGTGCCTTATCTTTAGTTTCCCGAGTTGCCTTAGAATCTTCAATATCTTTTATTGCTGCTATGTTTTTAAACTCTAATATTTTTAATTCTTTCTCTTTCTCTGACTCTATCAACTCTAATTGTAAGTCCTGTTCAATTTTTAAGATTATACCAGCTAATTTTTTCTCTGCATTTTTCTGTTCTTCTTCATTTTTTCTATTATTTTCTGCAACTGTATTATCATTAGCTATTCTTTTTTGTGTATTGGTATCTCTAACTTTAGAAATTGTAACTTCATGTTTATCTTCTTGCGTATTATATTCATCTTGCTTGTTAAGAATTTCCAACTCTATGGCGTTAAATTTATTACGCTGAGTAGTCATTCTATTGTATAAATCAAGTAGTGTTTCAGCAGAAGCCCCTTGGTCAACATGCCATTGATATGTGCTATGTGCTGCTTCTGATATTTCTCTTTGTTTGTTTAATCTTTTATTTAACCCGTCTAGATCCTCACCTATCCTAACATTCATCAAGGTATTGAGTTCTTCAGCAGCAGCCAACCTATCTTCTTCTGCTGCATTCACATCATTTATAGTGGCCTCAAGCTGTCTTACCTGTTCTCTTTCAGTTACCCTCTTTTTATTTATTTTATTTAAAGTCCTATCAATTTTATCCATCTGTTGAGCTAATTCACGTGCTGTATCAACTGCTCCACTTTCCTTTACACCGAATAATTTTAATATCGCATCACCTACTAATTCAAATGGTTTTAAAAGACCTTTAACAATTTCCCCTATCCCATTTAGTATAGCTTTAAATGCCTTCGCACCCTTAGACGTTCTTCCCATTGCAGTCGCTACAGATGTAATGGCAATCACAAGTAAACCAATACCTGTTGATGCAATTCCCAGCTTTAGGGTTTTGAAGAATTTTTTAAATACTGGTATAACACCACCTGTGATTCCCCTTATTCTTCTTAATTGCGTACCAACTATTGTGTATCTCTCTATAACATTAACCAAGATACCAGACGTTTTTTCTGTTTCAGTATTAACTTGCTTTTCAGCATCTCTTACTTTGTCAAGGTTTTCTTTTGTTTGCTCTAGCTCTTGATTAAGCTCCTTTACATTTTGCGTTGCACCTGATACATCCGCTTTAATTTCTAATTCTACTATTTCTTCCATATCTTTTTATTTTATGGTATTGATACCCCTGTATTTAATTGCATAAATCTTATTGTACTCACCCAGTCAATAGTCATATTACTTGCTCCTTTTACTGTTTGCCTAAATTGAGAGGCATTTACTGCATTAATAGGGGACCACCCACTTGTTGTGCCACTGTCGGCTGGGCTTGTCCTAGACCTCTCTATGCTTAAATTTCCTGCATTATCACATACAACAACTCCTCTTTCTACCCATGCTTTAAAGTCTCCTACTGCCCCTGATCCACTTGATCCTCCTACCCTTACTGCTAGTGTTTCTGATTGAAAATAATAAACTCTATTGACTTCAGGCTCAAAGAATACTAAAGAACCCGCATTGTTCGGAAAACTATCCACAGTTGAGTTGTTGGTTGTTTGAACACCATACATTAGTGTAATTGTCTGCCTTGTTCCTAATCGATCTGTAAGTGCATTCCCTCCAAATACCATTGCTCCATCAATAACACCATTTCCTCCAATACCAAAAATTGAGCTATTTGTTATTTTAGAGTTCATAACATTATTAGTACCAACAACTATATTATTACGACTTAATGATCCGACCTGATTTTTTTCACCCATAACATAGGTGTTATTTGAGCCAGTATCAACAATATTTTCATTTCCTTGAACATTACTATTTACACGTTCACTAGTCGAACTAATTTCGGTGGTATATTTAAAAGCCCTACAAGTCCTAGTTGTTGCGTCATAAGTATATCCGTATGCCTGACATTGCCGTTGGTTGGGTGTAATAGCATTTGTGCCATCTGTAAATGTAACAATGCCATCTGAACTTATTTTATTGGGCTTTATTTCAAACCCTTGTATGTATGGTATATCTGCCATTATGGTACTAATATAAATTCTACTTTTGCCAAATCATTTGGCTTGTAATCTATTTTGTTTATTCTGTATTGTCTATTCTTAATAAATACTGTATCGTACAAATTCAATGTTCCTATGTCTCCTGGTGTTAAATTAACTTTAACCTCCATTGTTCTAGTGTCAGGATGGTATAGTTCACCATAATAAGGCAACCAATACAAATTAAATAAGTTTTTTGTTGCTGTCTCTCCTACACCTTTAAAATATTGACACCCACCAAAGTGAAAATCTCTTGTGTCTGTTGCCACAGGAGGGTTACTTATTACTGTAGGAACATCTGTTAAATGTGCAAATTGCAAAAATTCATCTTCTGCTGCATTCCCTGTGTCGCCATTTTGGCCAGGTATTGAATAGGTGCAACTTGACAATGTTTTTTTACCTACATTATAACATATTCTAGGGCTATTATCAAACCCTGATGTATATCCATCATCCTGTTTAGAATAAATTGTAGGTATTATTAAATCATTATACTGAGGTTCAAGCGGTTTAAGTATTGTTGCTGCAAATGGCTCTGCACTTATTTCTTTGTCTCCGTCTAATACAGTAAATCCTGATGCATCAAAAACTTTACTACCATACATATAACCACTTGTAGCCCTTTTATAGACAGAGTATGCATAATCATCTTCATCTTCAGCAAATATAAATTTTGTTATTTTATTTAAATCTGTTAATGGAGACAATTTGATTTCACTTGCATCTATTTTTTCTGTCCAATCGTGCTGTATACTTCTTGATGATAGTGTTAAATCTGATGTGTTGCCACTACTGGTATGCTCAATAAATACGTCTGAATAGGGTTCTATTAAAATATTATTAGGACTGTCTTTGTCAGGGATTGTAACTAAATTAAACATATTTATAATCCCTTTCAAAAATTCCCATTGTTGTAACCCCCCTCTTAAATTATCTACAAGTGTTGAGTTTAGAATATTTTTTTGCCCTACTACTACCACTGTGTCAGGAATACCAGGGCCATAACCACCTTCATGCACCTGTGTAAGTGCTGTTACTATACTTTCACGCTTAAACATTGGTATTAAATAATTACCACTTGGCAGTGTGGCTGAAAAAGTCCCAGTTACATTCCTTCCTCCATAAGTATTGCCATCCCCAGTTGAAATTAGATTTACTAAAGCACGGTCAGAAACAAAGTTACCACCACTATCAAACTCACGCCACACTACAGATCCGTATGTCTGCCCTGCTGTTGATGGAGAACTTAACCCATTATAACTAACTCTAAAACCAAAATCTACTGAATAGTATTGATTATCAAATTGTGCTGTAAATCTACTATTTGAAATATCAAAGCCTATTAAACTTTCATCAGAAAATGTTTCTGTGTCAAATATCAATCTAGAATATGAAGTTCCTGCTACATTACCCGTTGTTGATTCATTAGTTCCAGTACCTGTCCCTTCATTATCATGCGGCTCCCCTTCTCCACCCCAGTTAAAATCCATATATAACTGCTCAAAATCTGTAGTGTCAAAAAATGTACTTTCAAATGTGAAAGGGCTATCATCAAAAATCCTTTGTATTAAATATTTTATTTGTAGCCACGGCCTAAAAAACACACCTAAACTTTCCATGTCAGGGTTGCCTGCTGAAGAGGTTGAGTATTTATGTTCCCAGTCTACAAAAGGGTATTTAACTGTATCGTAAGCATTTCTAAAGCCTGATGTGTTAGCGTTTAAATATGTTATTCCTGTAGTAGCATCATTCCAGCTATATTTTATATTTGTTTTTGTATACTCATGCTCTAGTTCTGTAAAATCTATGTCTTTAAATGTTTTTTCTTTTAAAAAATCTGCAAGAGCAATAACTTCTGAATATATATTTACATTGTAACTTGTTTCATTATCTTTCTCGTTTATATCTATTAATCTCAGATAACCTTCTATTAAAATAAACCCGTTTTGTTTTACCTCACATTTTGTTTTTCTATAAGGGTTAAATACAACACCATCATCAGCTCTGATTATATCAAATATGTTATCAAATATTTGGTTGTTTCTTTTAGTGGCTGGTAGTTTAAATGCCTTTGAATATGATTGAACTTTCTCTGCAACATTTTTAAAATTATCAATACTCAATGTCAATGGAATATCTTCATCTTCATAAACGTCTAACAACACCTGCCCATTATTTAAATTTGGCTGCGATCCCGTTGGCTGTACTGAAATATTATCTATTAATATATGGCCACTACTTGTTCCTGATGGATTTGTATATGTTAAAGCTATAATGTCATTGGTGCTTGCAGCAGTAAATGTTATTGAAACAGTACCAGTTGCTGATGAAACTGAACCCTGCTGAACCACGGTCGTACCATTATAGACACTTAATTCCAAGAAGTCAGATGTTCCTGTGCTTATAACAACCTCTAAAGTGTAATCCTGCCCTACGTTTAAATTAGATAGTCTTTGATATACACCACTTTTTGTTTCTGTTGTGTCTTTATATAATTTTAATCTATTACTTGAATTTTCAGGAAATGATGGAGTTCCTGCATCAGAGCTTCTAAACCTATACCATTGGTTTTGTATTGCAGGCGGGGCATTAGTTAGAGCATCTAGCAGTGCATTTGATTGTGTTGCTGTAACTGAAGGAGAGCCATCTATAGTTAAAAATGATGCACCATCAATTATAAATTCTAACTGATAATTATTTAATGGATTTAAACCATCAAAAAATTGTGGGTATAATATTAGCTGTACTGACATTATATACTTTGTGTTCTTAAATTCAAACTTTTTTCTATATCAAACTTATATTGTATTAGCTTGTCATTTGCTACTGTTTTTGACACAAATGATTTTGTTGTTACCCTAACAGGCACAACGTATTGATTTAAAACAGGATCAGACAAATCATCTTGAAACCCTTTAAGTAAATAAACTTCAGGGCTATTTATTAATTCTTCAAATACAGTATTGTATTCTTCGTTTACAAAATCTGTATTCACGCTTATACTTTCTGTACTATTCCTTCTGAATGTCTTTTTGCCACCCCTAAAACCATCTATACTGTAAGTCCTTTCATTCCAAGTTCCTTCTAATTGAGTATACGTGGTTTCTTTTGCATTTATTTTTTTGATAGACTTTTTTGTAAATGTATAGTAATCCCATACACCCCACTGGTTTAACCAGCATAGCCTTATGCTTTCGTATTGCCTTTGGTCAGGGCAGTTTAAGTTAACAGTATATAATTTAGATGATACTGTTCCTGTGGCATCTTTTAATTGCACTGTATAGTAACCATCTTGTATTGTTTCATCTGTTACAAGTGTGTTAAATGTAGTTGACCAGTTCCTTAAATTGCCAGGGTATATACCTAGATACACAATTTGCTTACGGCTATCTGTTGACCATGTAAACAAGGCTCCTGTTGAACCAGTCTTTGTATATGTATCACTACCCAATGAAGCACCAGCAGATGAATAATAAGTAAATGTAACTTGCCTTGCATTATCATAAGAAGTCTGATTAGTACCTAATATTCCTATGGTTCCGTAATCCTCTATGTTTGCATATAAAGATGTTGGTAGATTTGTGAGGAATTGCCTTGTTGTGTTTTTAGGATCAAAATCTGTCATTTTATAACCAAAACCATTTAAGTTATCAGCATCATCACTAAATTGTAATACATCAGTATGTTTTAAATATGCATTAAACATGGTGAATATATCAGCATTTGCGGCTGTTCCTGTGGCAGTACGAACCACATTGTCATCCTGGCTTCCTGAAGCGTCTGTTGCTCCTAAATACTCAACTTTAAATTGTACCCCAAAATATCTTAAAGTATCTGTTTGTAATGAAAATTGATCTATTAAATGGATAGGGTGTCTTTTACCATCTGAATCAACCGTTTTGTATTTACTTTTGGAACCAGCAATATGATCAGCTTTAACATAGTTTTCTATTATATTTTTAAAATTAAATATGCCTACACCTGCATTATTTGGTGTTGTTTTAAAGGTTCCAATAACTGTGGCTGGATCACTTAAATTTATGAACCCTGTGCTAATATGAACCTCTGCTACAAATTTTACTCTTTTTTGAAAACCAACTGCATCATCATTTGAAACTACAAAGATTACATCTTGACCAACTGGTAATCTTCTAAATGCAGGTTGCTGTTGTATTATTGAATTTGCCATCTTTTATTATTTTGTAAGTGTTGTTAAATACATATCTGTTATTTGTCTTGCAAGTACGGGCAACATATTTTCTTTCATTGTTTTAAACTCCTCCCCAAAAGGTTGTGTAAAAAAACTTAGGCCTTCTATTCCTTTTATCTTTATTGACTTGGCAATAGCAAAAGCTAATGACCTGTTTTTTATAAATTGTCCTGCTCCTTTTATTGTAGATTTTTTATCCTCATCTTTTCTATATTTTATTAAAGACTTACGCCCCTTTATTCCTTTCTTTTTTATCCATTCTTCTATTATACTAGGTGGCGGCATTTTGTCTCTATAAGTGAAATCACTCTGTACTGTATCACCCCTCCAGTCTGTATATGTTTTTGCATTCTTGCCATGATCACCTGAAACACCTTGATTGACATACGTACCATAGTTAAGCATATAAAATTTAGTAGAAATTATTTGACTACTTTCATCATAAGTAACTTCTGCCCTAATACTTTCCTCTAATTTTGTAGTGCCTTTAGCTGAGTTTAAAATCCCTTTTGAACGATCAACTACTTTATTTGCAAAATCCTGGAAATAACGTGTCAATGAGTCTAGTGCCTCTTGATTCATTATACAAGCCCTGCAAAGATTTCTACCTGAACATCAGTTGTTGCTGAAGGTCTAACCTGAACAGTTACTACATCTGCTAATCCACTAAAAGATGGGCTTGCTGAACCAGCCCCTAATACACCATCCTCTGTTTGATATAAAACATGTGAACCCCCTGCTCTTACTGTTACCTGATAATTAGTTCCTGAAGTTACAAAAGCTAGCATCATATCTTGATCGGTACTTAAATTGGTGATTCTGAAATATTTACAATTCTCTACATCTAAAGCACCTGCTGAAGCGTGTGGTGTTGAAGCGAAAACTGCTACAGTTGTAGTTGCAGAATGCGTACAAGTTAATATACGTTCAAATACATCTACAATATTTGCTGTTGTTACTGTGTTAGTAGAACCACGCAATGCTCCATTTAACGAAACACTTTCGCTAATTGTTGTGACTAAGTCTCCCATAATTATTTTTTGTTTTTATTTATAATTTTATTGTTATTTTAAAAAATCCTATCTCTATTGTATATTTTCCTATTTTAAATTTCATTAGTACCCTGCTCCTTCATCTGTTACTGGAATTGTGCAAGTATCAAAATTATTTAACACTTGTACTCCTACATTGAATGTCCACCCACAAAGCATATTGTCAAACCTTTCCTGAAACGGCTCTAATGTATATTGCCCTGTTGTGAAATATACTGGTGAGTTTATATCATCTACCCCTGCTAAAGACTGCCTTGATGAATGCCTTAGCATTCCTATTATATCTGTAGCAATATCTAATGTTTGATTCCAAATTTCTTGCTCGTTATTTTTTTGATTTATTAATTTACTTAAATCAGATTGTTGTTTTGTTTGAGAACCCATATCATTATCTGCTAAGTCGCAAATGAATATTTGAAAGTTATAAGTAAGTGTAGTATCTCCTGTTGTTACGTTTGTTGGGTTTACATGCATCAAAGGGAGTTTCTGCATTTTCTCTAAATTCAAAGTAAATATGTCTCCAACTGAAACACTTGAAATCTGTTCATGATACTGTCCTAATCTACACAGGAAGTTAGTTACATTGTTATATGTCTTGTTTGCTACCATAGTTTATTTTAGTTTGTGCGTTTAAATCAGTTTCATAAGTGAGCCATGTTAAACACTCTAATAAATTTAATTTTGTAATTCTTTCTAAATTACTAATATCTTGATTACACAATCTGTGCATCACTCCGAACCATCCCCACTTTTTTGCAAAAGATCCTGCTGGTGTGCTGTCGCTTTCTCCTTCATCCCCTGTATTAAAGACAACGGCAAAATCGCGATAAATATCCTTGCGAAAGTCCAAAAAAAAACCAGTGCACTTTGCACTTGATCTGCTTTCATTTTTCTCATTTTCTCTGCCCTCATAGTAATTTCTCCATCATAGGCTTCAATCGTATATACATCGCCCTCCTTTGCAGTTATAGGTCTAAATAATACCGCCATAATTTCAGGCAAGTTTTTTTGTACATCCTCCCCCATAAATGTTTCTAAGTCTGCATACTCACCTAAAGTTATTCTTGAAAGGTCTGGGTGCATTCCATATTCAACACCGTCTATCTCTATTATTTTTGTAAGTACCTCTTGTATTGCAAGTTCTGAAAGTTTCTCAAATAAATTACATACATCTCTTAATGCTAATTGATTGATGATTCTCTCAGGTAAATCTGATAAAATTCTAATAGTTTCTAATGCTTCTTTTGTTTTACTTTCTTTTTTTCCTACAGCTAACTCCATGAATTTTTCAAGAGTAACCTCTTCCCAGCTTTCAACAACATTGTAAGTTTTAGATTTGCCGTTCTTTTTGATTTTTACCTTCATAATATATATATAGAAAATTTGGTTATTTAGTTTAATATTTAGTTTAAACGTTTATATTTGCGGCTGTTTTTAGTTAATGTATTGGTTAAAATGAGGGGGCGGCTTTATGTTGCCCCTTCTTTATTGCACATAATATCTACCAAAATTACTATCAATTTCATAGTACATTCTCATTGCTAAAGCATCAGAGTAATCAGGTGACCTACCTAATATAGCTTTTACATTATCCTTTGGTATTATTTGTAACTTATTATCTTTGTCTGCATCTTTCATTCTTATCTGTTCACATTCTTCTATTATGTAATTTTTTACATTTACATCAGTACAGTTAATCCCCACTTGGCCTTTGTTTATTAATTCTGCTAATTTATAATAGCATTGCGTTTTTAAATTTTGATAGTTCTCATTTTTCAAAGCCCTTGCATTATTTACAAAACCCTGACATCTTAAATAATCTTTAACACCGCCACCCACTCCATCTTCATCCACAATTATATTTCTTAAATTAACTGCATTTTCTTGTTGTAATCTCTTAACTTCATCCACAACATCATTTATAGCCGATTTAAGCAACGTTCTTATATAAGTAATATGTAACCCTTGCCAAAGCATTATAACCGTTCTATCGCTTCCAAAACGAGCCACATCACATGTTATGTATTTATCCCCCTCAATTCCTTTTTGTGAAAACATATTTAGAATTGCATCATATTCTACTAGACTATCATTGGTTGCATCATATTCCCAGTTTCCATATAATAATCTTTGTTTGCTTAATTCATCAAGTTCAAACAGTTGTTTCTCATAATGCTTTGATATGTAGGTGTTATCCCCTACTAAACTTTGAATAAACTTTCTGTAGGGTTTTATTGTATTATCTTTTGCTGGCCTGTAATATTCTGAATACACCCAGTTCTTTGCAGGGTTGCAGGTCATTAACAATTTTGGTATTATATTAAATTCATCTAATTTATAACGCATCCTTGATGCTACTATGTTTTTAGCTTTTTCTGTTATTTGATTTGCTTCGTCTATGAACGCTCCTGTTATTTCCAAAGATCCTAAGTTATCAAAGTTTCTGTCTGATGGATATAAAAACAAATCTTTTAGTATTATTTCTGATTTATTGTAAAAGGTAACCATATTAGAACTACCATTAAAGGTATAATGTTTACCTGCTTTTAAATTCCAAGTTTCACAAACCTCTAGAAATGAATTAAATGTAGTCTTTTTTAAACTATCGAGTTTTGACCTACCCATCAAGTACCTTGTCTTTGGATATTTAAGACACATTAATATTAACCAACTACAACCTACCCATGACTTGCCACCACCTGCTGCACCACCAAATAATACTTCTTTTGTTTTTGTATCAAACAAATACTTTAAACACTCCTTTTGTGTTTTAGTAAATTCAGCATTGATTTCTTTAATCGTCAAGGTTTATATTTATTTTAATCCTTTCGTTATTTGAAGTTACATCTAATTCACTACGTTCAACATAGCCACGTTTCTTGCCTTTTGTTTTTAAATAGAATATTGTAGCTGATGTGCTACCATCTTTCATTTGTGTATGTAATTGACTTTCTGCAAAATCTAATGCAATGTTTTCTATTTCTTTAACTGCCTTTGCAAATTCTTCATCTTCTTTTAACCATTTATAATATGTGCTTCGTGGTATGTCTGCTTGTTTACATGCTACAGTTACAACACCTAAACTCTTTTCTAAAGCTTGTAATAGGGCTTCCTTTTTTATGTGTCTACTTTTGTCCATTTGTTCTAGGGTCTATATTATCTTTTCTTTTAAGTGCCCTTTCCCTTTTTTTAAGGTTAAGGCGTGTTACTTCTTGTTTATATGGGTAGCAGTGTTCTAACTGGGCTAAGGTATAATAAACTATGCTTGCCCTATAAAAGTCCTCTTTGTATGGCTTTATAGGCATTACCCCGTGTATTTCTTTTTGCCCACTAAAAATACATAGTGCCCCATCACTTTGCTTTAAAGCTATTCTATAATCTGGTAATACTAACTCACCACCAGTGCAGTGCTCTTTAAGTATTAGTACATTACTAAAGCTTTCTTTTATATTACCACTATCCTTATGGTATTTTATAGCGTGGTTTACATTTATATTAGCAGTAGTATAAGGTGTATCAATTAACCTATAGTCATCATTTACGGTTTCCCTTGCTTTATGTAAATCATATTCGTAAAGTTCTGGTAAGTGTTTTTTATATATATCGCATAATGTTTTTTGAAAAGTAAAAAGCTTATTAGTGTTTTGTTTTTCCTCACTTGTTTTATTACTAAACCTACAAAAGTCATTCCTTAGTGCTACTCTTGGTAGTGCACCAAAGACACTACTTTTAGTAGGCAGGGTATTAGCCCTATAAGTTTCTACATATTTAGTATCTTTTACAGCTTCCCTTACATAGGTTAAAAGTTCTTTAGCTACATTTACATATATACCTATACATATATCATCTAAGTAAAAAGCAGTATCATCACTTATTACTATATCATAGTGTTCTTTAAGTGGGGTGGTTTTTAAAAGCTTGGTGCTATCTTGGTGCTTTGTTAAATTATACCTTTTCATTTTCTATTATTTTATATATTAAAGCCCTATAATCTTGGCACTTATACCTATCTAAAAGTATTTCTAATTTTTCTACTACCTTACTAAATTCCTCAGTTTCAAATGGTATAGTAATATTCTTAATTTTAGCGTCTAAAAACCTACCTAGCTTTTCATCTAAACTATTTATACTATAATCCCTTTCATTACTTATGCTTTCCTCTGGCTGCCATACATCTAAACCCCATTCCCCTAGCTTAATATTATCCCATTCATTAGCAAGCATATCCCATTCCCACTGCCCAAAACCTACATTATCTTTTACTATAAATTCTTTCTTTTGTTCCTCAGTTAAACCTTTTGCTATTTTAACAGGCACTTCTTTTAGTCCTGCTTCAATACAGGCTTTGTGTCTCATATTACCACCAAGTATTAAATTGTTTTCATCAACAACAATAGGTCGCAATTCTAACATCTCAGGAAATTCTTTTATTGACTTTACTAGTTTTTTAAACTTACTGTCTTTAATTATTCTAGGATTTTTTAAATTAGGTTGTATGTCGTTTATTTTTACTTT